CATGGTCTTCCCTGCGGGAACAATTACTCCGGTGCCGGTAGGATTGCGGACCTCGACAGGATCGAGTAGCCCGTTGTTAACGACGTATATTTTCTCGATCGCAGGAACCGTCAAGGTTCGTGCGCCACCAGAACTTCCGGTAAGGTTCAAACGCAAGCGTCGAGCAGGCTGCGTTGTGTTGGTGTTGGAAAGGGTGAGAGTGACATCTAGGCCCGAGAACAGAATGTCGGCTGTGCGGACAATCGCTTCTTCTAGAGCAGTGCCAAGGTTGGTGTTGGTGATCTGGCCCCAAGTACCAGAGTCCTCGCCAGTCGCCATCAACTGGACCTTCAGCGGACTATAACTAGATGGCATCTTCTGCTCCTTCGGTTCTTAGTGAATCACTTCATTCCAATTGTCGTCCTGTGTGTCATCTACCACTGTCCAGGTAGATGGGGGTTTGACGGGCGCGGTCCACGTTGTGGTTTGAGCCGCGTTGACCTGAACCCACACCTCGGACTGAGCGTCGTTGACGATCACCCAGTTCGGAATTTGCGGGTCAGGAATCTTGCCCCATACTAACACACTACTTACATTTATGATAGCTTGTTGCGAAGCAAGAATGACGTTTGCCTCGCCGATTACGGACAACGATCCGTAACTCGCCACCATCGGATTTTCAGGTACCAACGTGGTCGCATTTGCCTTTGTCGACACACTGTTGAGGTACGAAACGATCTCTTGCGACGTGACCGTAGTGTTCGCATCGCCGCTTATCAGCAAGTTCTGAATAGCGCCAAGAATCTGCTGAGAGGTGATAGACACCTTGGTTTGGGTGTAGATCTCAACAGCGGCCTGCAAAGCAGCCAACTCTTGGCCAGTCAGGGTGGTCGTGGCCTTGGCCTGAACGGCAACCGAATCGACAATTGCGGCGAACTCCGATCCCGTCAAGGTCACATTGCCCTTGGCCTCGGTGGCCAATGTGCCTGTGGTCGCGTTCATCACCTGTGAGAACACATAGACCGCCAGGCCGGTACGCATGACTCCCTGTTCGGCGGTCAGCAACTGACTGGCTAGGGTAGTTGTGCCCTTGCCTGAAACTGACAGGTTCTCAATGTAGGCCTCAAGCGCCTGGCCCGTGAGCCGGTAGGCAGAGTCCGTGGTAAACGTGCCAGTGAAGGCCTGTAGCTCCTGGGCTACAAGCAACACATTGCCAATGCCCACCACGCTGGGGGCATTAAGTTGCGCCACCATTTGGATGCCCGTGATTTCCGCAAGCGCAGGAAGGCCCGTCTTCGGGATCGAAGCAAACGGGACACGGGCAAATGGGGCGAATCCAAACATTACTTACTCACGGCGAGGTTGGCCAGCATCTCCAGAACCTGGGGCTGATTGCACTTCTGGAAAAAGGCACGTCTGTATAAATCGATCCACTTCGACGGGATCGAGACCAAGTGACGCCATGACTCGCGGAGTGTGCGGATTTTGCTTCTGATTTTGGCAATACCAGTTCTGCTGAACTGTGTAATCTTTTCCGTCCCCATGGCCCACCTCCTTCAAGTAATAGTCGAGGTTCTCTGTGACCAATTTTATGACGGTGGCCAGTTCTTGGGAATCATGGATATTCCCTGCCGCAACCATAGAACCACTGAAAATGTTTCGCGCCCATTCGGGCAGTGTTCGCACCTTGCTCCACTCCAGGCCAGAAACACGGCCATGGAACCAATCCAACATAGGGTGCGCCGGATCGACTGGGCTGAAGTCGTGGAATGCCCCCGTGACCTTGTTGGGACCCGCGATGATGTCAAACCCAAATATGGGGGATGGATCGTCTAGGTTGGGCATGATCGTCAGATGCAACATGTAGAGCTTTTTGCTCTCACGCGCATCAACGATGTCTAGGTGGGCCCGGCGAAAGGTGTTGCTTCGGAAGACGTAATTGGGCCATGAAAACGCATGGCCTTCGTCGTGAGCTTCGTAGGCGCTCAGACGGTCAAGGATCGTGCGATGGGCATCCTCAAGTTGCTCAAATATCGTCGACACAGCATCCCCCTTGCGTCCTCACTTGAACGCTGGCCCAATGGTCCAGCACACAGCCGAGAACCGCTCACCACGGGTTACTGGGGCCACGCGGTGCTCAATGAACGACGGGAATACGATGACGGTACCCTTCGCCGTCGGCGGCGCTTTAGACACGTCTTTGATCTCCAGGCCCCCGCCGTCGTACTCGCTGGGGTCGTTCAACAAAATCGAGCAACTGAGCTTGCGCTGAAAGCCGTGAGGATCAGGACCCTGGCAGTCATGGTGCCAGTCGTAGTGGCCACCTTCTCCGTAACGTCCAAGTTGGACTTTCTGCGGGTACTTGATGGCGAAATTCCAGCCAGCCAACTCATTGGCCATGTTGGTGTAGTGGAAGGCCACAGCAGAGATCGGATCCGTGACCTCGGCCCACAGCACCTTGGTAACCCGTTTTTGGGTATCCAAAAACCCATCACCATCACGAACACGGCCATCAATGGCCTTGTCCCAGTCCAGTCCCGAAAGGACGTGGTCGCAAAACGAGGAAGGCAAAACGCCTTCCCAGGCCCAGTACATGTGGTTAAACATGGTTGGCCTCCGTAGCCAGGCCATAGGCCTCGGCAATCTCATCGAAGAGGGCCAGTGCAAAGTCCAGCACTCGGTTGGCTTCATCCGCAAGGCCATCGGACAGCTTCTCACGGACCTTGGCGATCAGTTCTGCCCGATCTTCAAACTCGTACATACGGCCGCTACCGGGAACCACTTTCTTAAGCATCTGGCCGCCATACATGTCGGCGAAGTGGCGGGCGTAGATATGGGCCCAAAGCAGCTCCGGCGAAAGCGTGCCTACATACTGCACATAGTCGCGAGTAGATGGATGAACTCGCGCATGGCGATTCAGTTCCTCGGCGTCTTGCTCGATCAGAGCAGCGCGACGGATGCCTGGGATGTCGGCCAATAGACCATGCCTGTCGGCTTCTTGTTCTAGGGCCAGGTAGCACATGGCCTGGTTGAACAGGTACTCCGCGTACGCGTCTTCTGGGAGTCTCCCAGACAAAAGCAAAACGACAAAGCGGTGTTTTTCGGCCTTGTCGTGTCTATCTTTGATCGCGTCGCGTAGTGCCATTAGCTTTCCTTCATGTCGATATTGAAGCTGACCATTATGCGGTCGTCTCCAGAACGATTGGTCTCAGTCAAGTGCGGTAGCCAGGAAGGGAAAATGACCATCTGTCCTTCTTCCACGGTATGCGTGTACATCGTTTTGACCGTCGGAAAGTGGTTGATGTCGCCAATCGACATCGTCTTTGCGACCGAAGCAGGGTCCTTAAAAATCAAGTTGCCACAGTCTTTGGGAACCTTGGCGTAAAAGACGCCGCTCAAAAGGGAGTTAGAGTGAATATGCTCCGGGACATATGTACCTGGAGGATAGATCGTCACCCAACTGTTCACGAACGACACTACACGAGAAGAGTCGTTGACACTGGCCACCATCGCACTGGCGAAGTGATGCAGAAAGTCGATGACCTCTTTCCACTCGGGCAGATCCATCAAGGAACCAGAGTTGAAGGAGGTCACGCCGTATCGCTGAAAGTCCTCCATTGAGGAGGACCGCTTACCGTAGCTCCAACCTTCCGAAACAAGGCCTGCGTCTGAGGCCGTTGCCCGGAACTGGTATGCCAATTCACAGATCTTCTGCCGTATCTGCTCGTTCCCGCTATGTCCAACAAGTAGCGGGGTTTGAAAGATTCCCTGTAAGAACTGACTCATGTTGCCGACGGTGGTGTAGGCCACTGAACGTCGGACTCTTGTTGGACGTTGGGATATGCAGATGGCAGATCACGCAACTCCTGGCGATATGCCGCCCATTCCGCTTTTTTCGCATCAGAAAGAGGGCTGTCAGGAGCCTGCGTCCAATCGCACTGCACCAACAAATAACTACGGCGTGTGCGGATGTGTCGGTCGATCAACTCGTCTTGAGTAAATTCACGGAAGTTGATCTTGTTGCGTACAACTCCGTCAGTGTCCACATAGTACTCAGGCAACGGTTCCGAAACACCGTTGGCAGGTCGAGGCGTGAACTCAAAACGAGCGTACCCATGTTTTTTGAGTGTGGCTTCGTCTAACGCGGCCACCTCCAGGACATCTTTCAAGTTATCCCCCCGAACGGGGTGATTTACTGGATTTCCATCAGCATCAATTTTTATGTAGAGCATTTATTTCTCCTAATCAAGCGGGTCCAGACGGGGTGACGTCCGTGGCGTTAGTGCCGGGGTAAGCGCGTCCAGCGCCCCACATGATACGTACCGCGCCTACACCACCATTGCCAGCGGCACTTGGCCAAGAGGTGCCCGGGCCACCACCGCCACCGCCATAGTCGCCGCCTTGGATGTTGCTAGAAGACTGGCCTTGGCCGCTGAACGGATTCTCCCCATACATACCAAGGCCACCACCGTGTGCTCCAGAGCCTCCATTGCCCCAACCGGCGGTATTGTTGTAGCCGGTAAAGGGGTTGTAAAACGCGTTACCTGGGGATGGCCAACCTGTGGGCCCTTGAAGACCGACACCACCGCCTGCACCAGTACCATAGGTCGAGCTGTAGTAGCTGCCGCCATACGCGCCGCCGACCGTACCAGCACCTTGCCACGTCTCGTAGCCGTTACCACCACGAGCCGTGTAGCCACCTGCGCCACCACCACCCTGGTAGTTCGGCGCATTGCCCCCCGCACTACCACCGTCGCCGACCCAGCCACCACCGTAACCGTTGGCATTAGGTCCCCCGGTTAAGACACCTGAAGCATTGCCTCCGCCATAGCCCGACA